GCTGGTACTTCAGCTTGAGCTTCTTGTTCTACAGGTGCTTCAGTTTCCTGAGTAGCTTCTGGAGTTTCATTCTCTACAGCCACTTCTTCATTTTCATTAGTCATGTTAATCTCCTTCATTGATTAATTTACTATTATTTAGTTAGTTTTTAACTTCTATTTAAGACTTATTATGCCCTACAGATAGGTCATCGTCGTCTTCATCTAAAAGTTCACGCATTTTGCGTTCCCTTTCTTCCTCTTCTTCAAGAAAAGAATCGATTTCGCCTTCTATTTCTTTTCTTTCTTCGGCTCCTGCCATAAATGATTTATATGCAGAGTTGCCTTGATGTACCTCTACACCATCAACATTATTAGTTTGTGGTCTAAAGATAATATCTTCTTCGTCAAAATCAGGGATAGGATAAGGCATATTATCATTCTCGATTTTATACTTAATTACTTCGAAGATATCTCTAAGAGTTTTGACCCACATAATCTCAGTATTTTCGATCTGGGCACCAAGCATATCCTCAGCATCCATAATCAGTTCGATTGCATCAAGTGAGTCAATATCTAGATCTCTTACGAGGTGGGCATCCATACCACCAGCTTCCATAATCTCAGATACTTCTAGCTGTTTAATCTCAGCAAGTCCTTCAATAATTTTTTTCTCAAACTCTTCTTCAGATATTTGTTTAACAAAGTGTACCTGAACAGCTTGTCCTTCAGTAATGGTAAGTCTTTTTGTCTCATCCATTTCCTGCTTGTTTTCTTTTAGCCATTCTTGAGCACCATCTAGGTCGCTTTCAAAACTACTTGCATTGATTTGTTCAATCGCCCAACTTACTTTTTCTTGGTCAGTAGTTTTAGCAGTTGCTTCCTTATACTTCTCATAATCCTCAAGCTGTTTCTCCCTTGTAGGAATCATCATACCCATAACTTTTTTCTTTACACCTTCTGGTAAAGGTGCATTAGGATCTGAGCTGTATGGGTTTACACTAGGATTTGGTTCTGTAGGTTTAGTTAAGCCAGAGACATATGGGTCTTGACCCATTTGTTGTTCTAACTCTTCTGCGTTTTGCTGTCCTTCAGCGATTAATTTATCCCATTCTTCATCAGTTTGGGGAATGTCCACTGGACCATTATTACCACTACTCATATTATCTCCACTTAATTAATGATTTTAGTTGTCTACTTTTTTGCCTGCTCTCCATTGATAGCATGACCAATATTTCGCTTTCCATTTCGGACCTGGATTATCACACCCATGTCTTGCTCTGAAACTTTTTCTCCTTTTAGGGTCGTCTCTTTTAATACTTAGGTTCGGATCTCCAAAGCGAACCACAACGACATTACCTTTTGGACCTTTTACATATACTTTAAATTTTTTATTTGGATTTTCAGAAGTACGAATAGGATCGTTAAGTGTGACAGTCTTGCCTTGATACTTAGCTTCCTCAAGTGTAGGAAGTTCTAGTTTATCACAAGCACAATCTATCGCATCTTCCCTATGTTCTCTAAATGATTTCATCGTCTTTTTACTCCCCCATATCTTTTACCTGTGGCACCACCATATCCTTTTCCTGGTCTAGACCTTTGTCCAACAGTGTTGCCTTTATATTTACGACCTGTTTGTTTTCTAGCAGTTCTAATTCTACCACCAGCCAGTGCCGATCTAAAATGACCTTTAAGTTTTCTACCTAGTGCTCCAGACTTAGTGCTTTTCCTACTATGTAGTCTTTTCTTCTCCATCTGTCTAACACGAGGTGCTAGTTTTAGAGCAATCCTTTTTACCACATGACGCATCTTAGCAATTCTTGCTTCAGCTCTTTCTCGCTCACCCACAGATAATTGAGTTGGTGGCTTTTTAAAGAATCTTCTTTTCAGCAGTTTTACTGCTAATCTTCTTGCTCTACTATTTATTATCTTCTGAGAAGAGTGTCGTCTAAGAGCGATTCGTAAACTTCTTGCTCTCCTTGCTTTTGTCCTTCTAACTCTTACTCGGTTTTTAATTCTTTCAGTTCTAGATAATACTTCGTTCAGCTGTTGTTCTACATCATCCTCAAGATACTCGAATGCTTCCATAGAAACTTCGCCATCTTCATCTTCAACTTCTATTGCTAGTTCGTCATCATCATATAAGTCAAAGATGTCTAGCTTACCATTTATCGGATCTTGTTCTGGGTCAAACATATTGACGACACTATCGATTTCATCAGCACTTAGGTCGTCCAGCATCGCATCATATTTTGGATCTGCTACGAATACTTCTAAATCATATGGGTCGTCAGACTTTGGTGTCCCAGATTTTTTTTTAATTTTATCAGCTTTGGGTTTATCTTCAGTTTCTACAGGTTTCTCGATGTTTATCTTTACCATCGGATCTCCTGGAGATTGTTCTACATCTTCTTTCATAGCCATCTTAGTGGCTGTAGCATACATTACATTTTTATAATCTTTGCCATATCGCTTTTTAAAATCAGCAGTTTTATCTTTCATACCCTTAACGATGTCTTCTCGTTTTTTCATTTGGGCATCGGTCATCTCTTTATCTTCAGGGAGATTACCATAAGTTTCGCATGGGTCTTTACCACACCCACAGTTTTTCTTTTGTTCGTCGACAACTTGCTTCATGATTTTTTCATCACGAGTTGCTTTAGATTCTACTTCACCCTTTTCATTTCTTTTTACTATACCACCTGCTAGTTTTAGCATCTTCTTATAATCTTTGTAAGACATAATAGACTTAGCGATATTAAAATTAGTTGAAGGATCTACTTCGTCAACACTTGGCTTTTTCTCTTCATTAGTTTTTTCTTTTGCTGGGTCGCCATACTTCTTGTGGTATTTAAGTGTGTGTTTAGATTTTTTAGTTTTCTTGAAGTCGCCTTTTTTATCTAGATCTCCAGCAGCAGGATCGTATTTGGTAGGATCGCTATCATCTTTTTTAGCATCCCTTTCAAACTCATCCCTTCTTGCCTTCTTATCTTTATTAGAAACACCTTTATAATACTTATGAGTGCCTTTCTTTTTCTCTTCGTTTACACCCTCTTTGCCTGGCAGGTTTCTCATTTTATCTTTACACTTTTTATACTCAGCATAAAGTTCGTCAAACTCTTTAGTTCCCTTTTTAGTTTTTGCCATTTTTTTCTTGGTCATAGCCATACGCATCATAAGTTCGGCTCTTAGACCTTGTCTTACTTTACGAGTGACATCTGAGCCAACACCCATAATGCCTTTCTTACCTTCCGACTCTTCTTTCTTCATCGGTTTAGTTTCACGATTCTTTTTCAAAGCACTTTGAGTTCTAGCACGATCCATCATTTTATCATGCTTAATTTTATCAGCTTCTTTTTCTTTTTTAATTCTATCTTTAGTTAGTGTAAGAGGATCTTCTTCTATCTGTTTAGTAGAAGGATCGTCGTGGTCATATCCTAACTTCTTCAGCTTTTCGTGGTCAGCATATTTCTTAGCCATAACACCTTTGCCTGTTTTAGGATCGTACATCATGTGTGGCTTGTAATCTTTTTCAGGATCTTTTTTCTTTTCTTTCTTAGCTTCCTGTACTTCTTCTTTTTTGATTGGCTTTTTATCCATAGGATTTACCAACCCACGAGTTGGCTCTTCTCTACCTGACTTTTTATCTCTAGGATCTTCTTTATTAGCTATCGCATCAAAGTTTGATAATGTATCTTTTAGAGACTTCATAGATTTACCCATACCTCTAGATACATTTAATTTTTGTTTCGGAGTACGAAGTCCTTCGTATTTTTTCAGGATACCTTCTGATGCTCCAGGAGACATCTTACCTTTAGAGCCATCAGTAAACTCGAATGTATAATTACCTTTTAGATTAATGTTCTTTCTAAGCTGTACAACAATAGGATCTACACCTGAGCCAGATACTTCGTTCACGAAGTCTTTAAATGATTTTTGTTCTACTTTAAATTTACCTGTTCTCATAATGGCTGGTAGATACTGACGATCGTAATCAATGCCTGCTGTGTTTGCAGTTTGTAGCATTTTCTTTACGATTTCAGCAAACTCAGGAGTGACTCTTTTAGTTCTTAGTTTCCTAAGACCGAAGTTAATAAGTTGTGTTGGGTTAGACATCTTCTCAGGATTATCTATACCTAATGAACCAGCAATAATTCTAGCCACTTTAATTCTATCCGCAGAAGTAAATCTAAATTTATTCTGTGGGTCAATTTTTAAGTTCTTTTGTTCTTCTAAGTCTTTTTTCATGTTTGGTTCTCTTGCTAATAAGTCAGCCAAGTCGGCATTAATTTTATCTAAGTAATCATGATTTCCGAGTTCGCCAATACTATTTAGACTATCTGCAAGTTTCATTTTTATAATAGAATCGGCACCAGCTTCTTCTATTAATGCGTATCCTCTAGACTCTGCTTCAGATAAAATCTTTAGTGTTTGGTCAACTAATTTTAAGCAAGTAAGAATAGCAACAGGATCTTTATCACTTTCAAACAAATCTAAAAACTTATCTTTTATTTCATAATAGTTTCTAAAATGCTCTGTGGTATATCCTTTATATACAATCTCATCATTGTAGTGATAATCATTTACAGTATTCTTTTCCGATATCTGACGAACTTCGTGTAGCCATTTTTTAGATACATTGCCATCTTCGTCAGACACGGAAATATAATTTGCTCCACGATCCATTACTTCGTAGACACCTTTGTCATCTTCAACTACTGCTCCGATATTAAATATCTTCTTCGCTACATAATCTTCTCTTAGTTGAGATGTTGGTAAAATAAATTCTTCTCTAATTGGTGGCAGACCCATGCCTTTGCGTACTTCGTTGAATAATCTTTTACTGTCAGCTACAGTCATTCTACGAGGGATACCTCGTTTGAAGTCATTAAATTTACCTGAAGATGCAGCAGTTCTCATTTTAGTAGCAGACATACCCTCAGCCATATCTGAGTCAGGGTCTCTGCGACCAGAAGATAATACAGTTATCTTGTCGAAGTTGTAATCTTTACCATTATATTGGTTGAGTAATCTTTTATATTCATTAATCCTATCACTACCAGCAATCAATGTTAGTTCAGTAATCTTTTCTTTTTCGTTTAGATACTTCGCAACTTCTATAATTGTTCTTTGATTTGGCGACTTCGTTGGTACGAGAGGTGTGTTCTGACCGAACATCCTTTTCATATAATAGATCTTGCGTTCTTGTTTTAGTGGATTCTTTTTCTTGTCTTCAGTGGCTGTGACATATATTTTGGCAGGACTGCCTTTTGAACGAGCATATTGCGTGACTTTGTTAATAAGCAACTCGTGACCAGTCGTCGGAGGATTAAATCTTCCGAATCCTATGACCATCTTTTTGCTTGGTACTTCGTTAAGAAGTGTTTTAAAATCTTTCATTTATAGTTTTCCCATCGATTAACAAAGAGCATATTGCTCGCAATACCTATATTTAGTATCTTACTTATCCCAGCCTTTCAAAATTTCGGGAGAAAAATTGAGTCGAGAGAACTCTAATCTATCTACCAGCTTCACAGCATTACCTGACATTCTGTCAATAGCCACAAAACCTTCTACTCCAGTCACTTTAAACCCATTGCGAGTCCTGACAAAAGTCTTCATAGATCCTATTTGGTTCATCTTAGTAATAAGTGTCTGCTTGGCATCCACCATTAAATTCATCAACTTAAATATCTCAACGATTTTTTGTTTATCATTTATAAAGAACTTCATTACCTCGTTCTTCTTAGCTTTCCATGTAGCTTTACCCTTCTCTGTTTTCTTACTATCTATTTCTTTCTTATACTTATCGGCAATATAATGAAACATCTGAGTGACATGTTGACTAGGATTAGTAATTCTTTTCCCTGCTCGTATCTTAGTATTGTTAAATGTTTTTACTTGTAGCAGTAAATCTTTATTATCCTTAATGCTGTTCAATACATTAGCATTTACTTTTCTAAACTGAGAACCAATAGCAGATAGTTGCTTAGTAAACTCGGCAGTCTCTTTAGCAGTCATTGCACCCTGACCAGACAGATCTTTATAAGTAGCATCGTCTGACCATACATCAGCATTTACTTTCATCTTCTTATTGATACCTTTACCAAAAGATGCTCTAAGAGTCTCAAAGGTATTACCTGTATAAGAAGTATGCCATACGATACCCATATGAGCACGACGAATCTGATTAGATAAAGCTGACACTGCAGGAACAGCATACACGATAGTGTTAGGTTGGAATGTCACATACTTACCACCATCTATGGTTTTAACTTTTAGATCGGTACGACCTGCCCACATTAAGTCTCCTTGGAAGATACCACGATCTGGCAACACTTTAGGTAAATATGTCATACAGATTAATAGTTTTTTCTGTAGGTCGCCAGATGTGTCTTTCTTAATATCGGCAGGTGTATAATAAACTTTAGGATTCTTGTTGAAGATACCTTTTTTAGCAATAAACTTTTTGCCATTTCTAGGATCTGTACCAGCAAAGATCGCAGGTGCACCATCCCATTTTACTGTAGCATTTATTTTGCTAGTAGATTTACCAGCTAACATATCACGCATATTCTGCATGAAGTTTATAGAACGACGAGCACCAGCGACACCTTCATCAAAAAGAAGATCTTCGATGTGCTCCATGTGAACATTCTTTTGCTCAGTAATTAATGTCTTGAGTGATTTTACCATTTTTCGTTGTATATATACTCCCCTGTTTTATAATCCCAGCCATTAGTTTGATAGAATTCTTTTTCACCTCGAGCAGTCACTCTCATCATTTCTTGACTAGGTGGATGAGAAACTGTCATAGGATCGTGGTCTTCACCAACATACTTGAATGCTCTAGATCCTTCCGAGTAGCCACCTTGACCTTCTAGCTTCATAGGTGGTACATGGTCAAACTCATGAACACATTCAAGTGCTGGTTCAAATTTTACTGAGTATCTGCCGATGTCTAAATTAGAACCATAAATGTATTCGCCATTAGACATCTTCATAAACAGCATTTCGTGGACTTGAGCCATTAGTAAGGACTCTCTTCCATTTTTTTCTGGAACATGTCATCTGCGATTACATCATTCCAATCTTCTCGATATGCAGCTTGTAGCTTATTTTTGAAGAGATACATGTGTTTCTCATGACCAGACATTTCTGCGACTTTATCGATAATTTGGTCCATTATCATATCATTTACAGGGTGTGACATTATTTATCCTCCATATTTATGTTTTTAAATTGTTCATCCCAGAACTCTTCAGTTCTGATTTCTGTGTAAGTACAAGTTTGTTCAACTTGGTTCAAAGTAATAAGACCAGCTTCATGTAAGTCAAGAAGCATATCACCGAATGGTGCTCTTCCATTTGAATGCCATCTAACGATATCATCTTGGTCAATATAGAAACCACCACCATTCTTAGCAAACTCTACAGAGTTTTGAGTAGTTGACCACTGGTTATCAAACCAGTCAGATTGTCTTTTATACTCTCTACCAGCGATTCTGATTTCGTTAATACCAACTAATTGGTTCTCTAATGAATGCATTACTTTAGAAAAAGTACCTTGCGATTCAGCTATTTGTAAAATTGTAGTCATATTTACCTCTCTTTTTATCAATTTATATACATATTCTACTAAATTTTGACCCAAAAGTAAAGGTTTTTTTTACTTTTTTTAAACTATTTTGCTATTAAAAATCAGGTACTTATAACCTATTTTATCAAGTAATATAAAGAAGAATCTTCGGATAACTTTTTAGCAGTCAAATATTGGAATTTCATGTGTTCTTCAAACTTCTTTTGAGAGTTGGGGATTATCAATATCGAATACATATAGGATACCATATTTACATATCTATCTTTAGTCAGTTGCATGGTGTTCTTGTCGTTCAATATCTTTTCTACTTCAGCAAAATTTTTGATAGTATTAGAAAGTCTGCCATATTTACCAAACATTTCTTTCAACTCAGCATCAGCAATTTTCCTCATGCCTGGATTTACCGAAGAACCTCTCAGGTCATAATTAAAAT